TGGGTGGCTAAAGCGTAAGCCGATGGTAATTGCCCGCCGAGCTTTGTACTGTCGGTCGCCGTCGCGGATTTGCCAAGATATTTATCGTCGTGGTTATGTGCTGCAGTTGCAAATTCACTACTTGCTTTACCATCTAAAAATTCGGCATCAAGTCCTGATCCTGAACCATCAACAGTTTTTAATTTATTCAATACATCTTCTGCTGTGTAATCATCGGCAGGCAGCTTCGTATCTATTTCATTTGTGGCGTCAACAATGCCCTGCTCAATACGATTCATATCTACCGCTTCGACTATTTCATTATTAGTCCAATTTGTTTTTCCATTATAAGCCATCTAATTTACACCCCTCCCTTTATTAAGATATTATGCTTTAATAAGACTCTTTCTAATACTGGTACATAGACTGCTGAGTCGGTAAGCACCGCCCCGTCTGCGTCAAGCAATTCAGTCTGAGTAATTTCTGAGATTCCATCAGTCTCTGAAACCTCATACTCTACCGTGACCAGATTATTGACCACCGTTTTTGTTATTAATACCGGGACCATAAAGGTTCCATTGATTCTCGCAGCGGCAATATCCGATGCTGCAAAGGTTGCCATGTGATTAAGTAAATCTTGTTTTATTGATGGAGTTGTTGCCATCTTTATCACCCCCATATCTTCTAAACTTGCGAATGGCTTTAATCCTAATACCCAGGTACTTCCAAGTCGATAATTGAAATTTACCTGGGCTAAATTGATTGATTCTCCCGCTCTAATCTCTTCATAAACCAATGGTCGATTGATAAATACTATATTAGCCGGTTTTAATTTGGTTATCGTCACAAGTATCTCATGAAACCATTCTTGATTCTCTGCCGAACTCTCAATGTAAAGAGTATAATTAGGATAATCAATACTTGCGGTATATCTATCTATTCCAATGATTTCATCAAGTCTCTGTTTTAGAAATCTAAAAGTAAATGGAGGGACCATGGATAATCTATTGATGATTCTCTGTCTTCTAAATTCGATTGTTTCGGTAGCTGGTTTTGGGGTGATATCAAGCATTTTTTCATATGCTGTAATACCATCAATACCGGCAGTCAAAACATATTGATTATCTCGGACCTTTTCGGTCTTAGTATCAAGATTATCAAATAGCGTATTTTCAGATGCTATCAATTCCTCAAATTCTAATATAGCATCATAGATATTTGGTAGGTATTGTTTAATATCACTCATTCACAATCACCGTCCCCAATACCGGAAGCTCTTGAGTGGCCGCATCTTGAGTCAAAATCAAATCAGAAGCAAGACCATTTATAGTCGTTCCGGTTATATTTGCAATCCCCGCAACCTCCAATACCGCTGCATTGATTCTTGCTATATAGACTGCAAGGGCATAATTATTGAGGTCATCTGGTATGCCCCAAATCTCTCTCAATCCTAGTAGATAACTTTCTATTGCCTCCTCAATCAATGGAGTTACTTGACTGAGTATATATCCGCTCTCAAGTGCAACCGTTGTGGTGATATCAATGGTCTTTTCGGTTGGGGTAGTTACAGTTACGGTATGACCGATTGGGGCAAGACCAAGACCGGTTCCTTGAGGAGTTGGGTCAATCATATTTTGAAGAGTGGTGATAAAATCATTTGTGATGATATTATACTCTGCATCAATAACACTTAATTTGACTGAGCCCCCACCATTCCAGACCGGATATATCTGCACCTCTCCTACTCCATCAATACCTTTTAATTCTTCATCATATTGAGCAAGATTTCCCCCAAATGGTTTGTCATTAACTGCTAAGAAATATCTATCTCTCAATTCATCATCTGTTTCTTTATCTCTTGCCGGTACCAATAAATCAGATAAAGTAGCAGTTTTGAGATTTGGGATAAAAGTGATTGGAATTAAAGGACCAATATAACTATTACCTTGGGTTCCAGGCTCCTCACAGGTCATTCTATAAGCCCCGGGTACTACCACTCCAAATTCATCCAGATATGCTTCGGTCACCTCATAATTAAGATTAAGGGTATCTGAAATCACCGAGAATCTACTGCCAACCGGTACTACTGCCGGATTTCCGGATGATGTTAAAAAGTCACCTCTTTTTACCGCATAGCTTGCTGCATATCTCTCAAGTCCTTGTTCTGCTGCTCTCAAATCAAGATACTCATTACTTGCGGTTTCGGCGAAAGTGTTTTCGAGTATCTTTTTTAATTCCATGTAATACTCTGCCAATTCATAGCACGCAGGGGCTAATGCATCATAGATGATACTGCCTTCTCTTTTATCAAGATCATCCGGTATATTATCTAATGCCGATTCCATTAAATACTTGAAGGTGTATTTATCTAAATAATTGCCAATCATACTATTTTCACCTCCGTACTAAAGTTTATTTCTCCTTCTATGGAATTGACCGAGAAATTTACTCTCATGGTATCAAGCCCTGTTTTTTCCATCTCAAAATTCTCTAAATTGATGATTCTATTATCCGCCAATAATGCTTCGGTCAAAGTCCTTTTAATATCTGATACTATAAAGTCATACTCCTGACCAATCAATCTATCAAGTTCTACCCCATATTGAGAACTATATATTACATAAGCATATCTCTCAGTATATAGAATCTTTCTGACTGCTTGGATAATTGCATCATGCCCATCAATCATTGAGGTAACTCTTTTTCTGACCAAATCAAGATGGTAAGTTCTGGAGGGTTGAATCCGCTCTTCTAAAATTGTTAAGTCGGTATTTTGCTCTGGTATCATACCACACCCTCCTCTCTCTCTATTATATAATACATTTGACCATTGTTAACTCTCAAAAGTCGAACTTTGTCACTGACACGTAAACCACGCCATAATGTTATTTCAGTCAATTCTTTACTAGTGTTTATGCTGTTAATACTATGTTTATGTGTACTAAGCTCGTTATCTTCAATAGTTTCATTTAATGTTTCATGACTTGGCACATTATGATTATGTGAATCTATTGTTATCACCTTTTCTTTAACAAGTTCTGATAATATTAGAAATTGACTGTCAACCTCAAACCGATTATCCACCCGTATTTTTAGAGGAGAAACAGAGGTGACCTCTCCGAAGAGTAAATCAGTTGTTTCTCCAACCGGAGGCTTTGCCGCGCTTTGAATTGTTTGGATTAACCTATTTCCTGCCATTATATACTCACCTGCAATTCTAATTGCATTGTATGTATATCATTTGAAAAGGAGTGTGCGCATTGGGTTACCATAAAATATTGACTTGCTGCTATCCCCTCTTTTTCTAAATCACTGATACCCACTACAACCCCGGTTCCTGCAAAGACTCTCAAATCACCGAGGGCAGTTAATTTTAATTTCTTGGTTGCTCTATTCTTGAGCTTGAGTAACATATCTGCTCTTGCCCGTATCTGAGCTGCATTTGCATTTTCATCCATCTTCTCAAAATACTGTAATAGTCCCCACTGTTTAATTGTTGAACTATCTTTTACTATATAAATCTCACGCTTTTGTGTTTCCTTGTTTTCCTGGATTAATTTAATTTGGTTATAGCTATCATCGTCAATGGAGCTACTATAATCATAATCAACCAATAGACTCTCATCCCCAATGAATAAATCTGTCTTGAGGGTATTGATATTGATAAATTGTAGCTTGCCAAAGTTGTCTCGTAACATATACCAATTTCCGGTATTGATTAAAGTCTCATCAATTCCATATTGAATTGACTCAAATAGGGTTTTATTATCATGTACCCTCGGTGCTACCACATAGGTACTGGCATTGACTACCTCTGCCTTGAGTCTAAAGTCTGCTGTGATTCTTGAGAATATCTCTGAAGCAGTGAGTCCTGAGAAAACATAAGTATCTTTATTCTTGAGGTATCTCATCTGGTCATAAGCGGTTATTGAAATCTTTCCATTCTTTGACAGCCCTTTCTTAAATACATACCCAAAGAAAATACCTTGGCCGTCAATCTTAAAAGAAACGGGTGAGCCTTCATTTATTGAGATATTTTCTTGGTCGATATATTCAAAAGTCAATTTACCGGGCTGTTCTGCTATATTGGTTTCCCAGTTTATCCCGCTATTGACTAATTCGCTCATATCCCAAGCATTTCCACTTTTGCTGTCTTGTATAATTAATTCTATCTGCATTTACTCACCCCTTCCTACTTATGTTTAATCTGACTCTCCGCCACCCATCCCCTATATCCTCCGCTTGGGGTTGTTATATGATATCTGTATTTCCTGCTCTTATCTGCTACAATATGACTTATCTTCCCGGTAAAATTACTAAAGGTTCCAAAGGGTGAAGCCCCCCATGAGCTATACCAATACTTACCATTTGCTATTACATTATCTCCGATTGAGAATCCAGTCTTTGGTCTTTCCGGAGCAGGTTTCTCTATTTTAGGGGGGTCAGTGGGAGCAGTTGGTAATTTGATAACCACCGTTTTGGCTGAGAATGGTCTGAACTCTTTGATGGTCATGGTATAGTGAGTATCAGGGTCACCGGCTTTTAACCCATACTCTAAATCCTCAATAGATGCCAACATATTCACATCGGTATCACTGATGATAAATCTACAGGGAGTTTTGCTTGCTCTTATCTTCTCAAAGAAATCAAGATAAAATTCTGGAGGCTCAAATCGTCCAGAAGTTACTATGTAAGGAGCATTAGGACTTGCCGGTAAAAACCCCTCAATCGTACATTCAGTCAACTTCTTTTCTCTGAGTAGATTTATTTCTCCGAGCCTTACAATTTCTCCCGTCTTGTTAGAACCGGAGGAGGATAATGTAATCTCCTCAGGATTTACCGGGAGCTGTACTACCTGGTTTTCAAATTCAAAGAAAAATCTAATAGCCATTAAGCTCACGCCCCTACTAAACTACTTGCATACGCTTCTTCAATCATATCCTCGATAACTGATAGGATTTTATTAACATCTGCCGTCTCCCTCACATCTCCAAAGGATACGCTCATCTCTGGTCTGAGGGTTGTATATTTATTTACAAATTCAGTTGCTGCTACATCTTTGAGAAGCTTGATATCTTCATCTGTGATGCTTACATCACCTTTAATCTTACCTACGCTATCAAGGTCACCCCCGGCTATGTTCAGATTATCCATATATTTATCCCAGTCAAATTCCTCAGGAGTCTGATTCAAATACTGTTCCAAACCACCTTCTAATTGATCTTCTTGCGCTGCCTGCTTTGCGGCCTCAGCCTCTGCTCTTTTCCTAGCAAGCTCGGCCTCATCAGCGGCCCTATCAGTTGCCATCTTTGCATCTCTTTCAGCGGCCTTTGCTGCTGCTGAGTCTCTTGATGCCTGTAGACTATCTGCTCTTGCCTGCTTTTTTGCTTCCTCTTCTATTGCGGTGGTGGTTGCAAAAGTTAATTCATCTATTGTATCAATCGCTACCCCAGGTATCTTGTTTATGGCATTAATCAAGCTGTTGATGATACCAATAGCACCATTTGCCATCCCCTGAAGGATTGTTAATACCTGCACTTTTGCCCATCCAAACGCATCTGCAATACCATTACCGACCATTTGGAAGAATATCGGTATCTGGTCAAAGAAATTAAGAATTGAATTCCATATCTTAATAACCCCATATTTGAAATCCATATTGGTTTCCCATAAATTCATTATCCAGAGAACCACTGCCGCTATGATTGCAATTAATGCCGCTATTGCCATTATGATTAATCCGATTGGGTTTGCAGTCAATGCCGCATTTAATATCCACTGAACGGCTGTCCAAATCACAATCGCTGCCACAATTGCTCCGATTATTGCCAGTAATATTTTACCTGCCGCCCCGACCTTATTCCAAAGACCTATGACCACGGCAAGAGTAGCAATCAATAATACCAAAGGCCAATTCGCCTGCATCCAAGCTAACGCCATTGGGGCTGCTGCTGCTATGGTCACCGCTTTTACCAATAGAGTATAAGCAATGATTAATCCTATTGCTGCTACTGCTGCTGTTAGTATTGGTTCTATGATGGTCCAGTTTTGCCTTACCCATCCTGCAATATCAGATATAATATCAATCACAGCAAGTGCCGCGTTAGATATCCAAATCAATACATTGGTTATATTCTGAGCAAATTGTTCAAATGCAGGGCTATTAATAAATGCGCTCACCTTTTCAATGATGGGTTGAAATGCTTTTAGAGTCAGGTTTTTTACTTCCGTCCAGGTATCTCCAAAGGTCTTTGGCATATCATCAAAGGCATCATTAATATCTTTTGCCGCCGCGAACATCGCACCTTTGATAATATCTGCCGTGATGAGTCCTTCAGATGACATTTCCTTTAGCTCGCCTTTTGACCTACCGGTAAACTTAGCAATCGCCTCAGCAAGCATAGGAGCGTTTTCCATGATGCTTCTAAATTCATCACCTTGTAACTTTCCTGCCGCCATTGCTTGTGTCAACTGATACATTGCAGATGTTTGTTCTTGGATTGATGCACCTCCAACCTTAAATGATTTATTCATTAATTCTGAGAATGCTACAATCTCTTCTGTACTGCTAAATGCTTCTGACGCTAATATACCTAATTTGCTAACTGCTGCCGCAGTAGCTCCATATTCCGCTCTTGCCCGTTGGGCGGATGCTAATATCATATTTTGTAATTCGCCAGTAGTCTGTATTCCATCATTCATTAAATCCAGCCTTGCGGTAGTCAAAGTGAAAGTATCTGCAATATCGGTCATCTGAGAAATTCCCTGCAAGGCTGCTTTAATTGTATATATAGCGGAGGCCGCAGTTACTAATGGATTTTTCCATCTACTAAATGAATTAGCAGCTTGATTTGCTGCCGGTGATATCTCATCCACATCACGATTAAAATCATCAAGAGCATCAGAAGCCGCTCTTATATCTTTCTGAGTCTTACGAAAAGCACTATTACTAACTTTATCTACCCCTGCCATAACATCAAGAGTTGATTGCATTGATTTGATTATAGCCCTTAAAACGGGCGTCATTTTATCTTGCATTGTAATCGTATTCTTTATCGTAGCCATTAGTGTCTGCGACCTCCTTTCCTCTTAACTTTTGCTGCCTCTTTTTTCTCTTGAGCAATTCTTTCATCAATCATCGCGATGACCAACGCTTTCTCTTTTCTCGGAAGGTTGGCGAAACGTGATGGCTCCCAATGAAATTTGTTAAGAGCATAATAAGCATACCACGTTTCGCCATCACCTTCCGTTAGGAGTTTTTTGCTTCTTCTACCGTCTCTTCCATATCTTTGTCAAATCCTGAAAGTGCAGATATCTGTTGGGCAAGTTCCGCAATCTCTCCCGCGAGTAGGCTCTTGTAAAGGAACTGCTCAGGACTCTGACAACCCGCCTTCTTAATGCTATCAGCATCTTTGAAGTTTGGTTCAATGGTATGATTTAGTACTACTAATTCATTAAAGATCTTGCTATCAAACTCAACCTTCTTATGTCTTCCAATCTTAGTAGACAATTTCTGATACTCTGAAAAATCTGGTCCAGTCATGCCTTTAATCTTGAAAGGAAACTTTGCGAGTCGCGGAGATACTATAACCTCTGCGGTTAGATTATCCACCGGGTTCTCAATTAAAAACTGAAGTAATTGACTCATATTTTTTTCCTCCTATTTCTAAATTACACTACTGGATTTCCGAAACTGTCCAGAATATCAAAATCATCAAATGTAAAGTCAATATCCTCTTCTAATACATCTGACTCAGTGTCCAGTCTTGCCAAAACCACGCTATCAATATTGCAATTGTAAAGTACCACGGTTTGCTTTCCTATTGTGGAAGTCGGGTCATCATTTACAATCGTGATATTGAAATATGTGTCTTGACCGGTCTTTGCATATTTCGCCGCCATCTGTCTAAATCTCGAAGTCACATAGTATAGAGTCATGCTGCCGGAGCCTGCCCAACCTACTCCTTTATGCTGAACTCCCCTTTTGCCAAGAGTCTTGACTTCTGTTTTATTCTTTTCGAATGTAGCTTCCAAAGTCTTGACATAAAACATATCCTCAACATTTCCGTCAATGACAGCGGTTGCTTTACCTTCCTGGCCGCTAATTGTATCTCCTGCTCTCAAGAACATATACCTTTCCTCCTCTCATTAACCGACCATTACGGTCATATAAAGTTTTTCCATGGAATCAATTGGTTGCACTGCCAAATCAACCACTAAAGCGTCAATCGCTTCCCCTGCGCTAATCTGAACATCAGTAGTCGGGTCAAAGTTCTGGATAGCAGAGATATTCTGAAGAGAGTTGAGATAATTGATGACATCAGATTTGAAGATATTTCTACCATCATCATTATTATTCACCTTGCCAATATAACTTCTTTCAAATATCAACGCCACCGAATTGTTAATCTCATCCAGAGTTCTGATAACCCTATTCTTACTAAATGGGTATCCCTTATCAGGAGTAAAGGTATGAAGAGTATTAATATCTTGCTCAACCACCACTGCTCCATCTTGTCTTGTAGATAGGATAAATTTACCACTCTGAAGACCTTCAATGATTTCCTCGTTACCATACGGAGTAACCCCATTAGGATATACGATAGACACCGCTCCTGGGATCACATGGTAAGTATTAGATTCATTAGGATTAGCACCCGCCGTCAACCCCGCCACATATGCTACAAAAGTAGTAGGTGAGATCGTCTCATCAGTTGTTTTATAACCCTGCGCTACTGAGATGATACCTTCGTAATCAGCCTCTACATTATATAGAACTGCCTGAACTTTCTTTCCAAAGGTATCTCTTTGACTCTCAATGAATGTGATAAAGTCTTGAGTCTGAGAAGAAGCATCTTGTGGAATCGCCATTGTATTCCAATTATATGCTTTGATTGCATCACGGTAATTTTTATAAGTCGCATCTGATACGGTTCCGTTAGTACCGCCTTTAAGAGTGACTCCCGCATTTGCTACCACATTACCGGTGCCGCTAAATACCACCCAATCATTATCCTCAAGAGCCCCAACAGTCGTTACTGTCTGCCTATCCTTCTCTACATTTCTAAATATCGTGATAACATCAAATGCATTCGCAGCGGTATTTTCAACCACTGATACTGAAATCTCATTACCAACAATACCTGCATATTTAGCAGTTGCCGTAAGCGGGGTCAAGACCGCAGTTGCTTTAGTCCCCCCGGTATCCAATCTATAAACAATTGCTTTGTATGCATTTTTCAATGCCTCTCTGAAGATTTGACTCTCCTCATCTAAAGCAGTATAACCAATCTTTGGTAAGCTCTTGCCGTCAATCAAATCAGTGCTCAATAGCTCTGTGATTGTAGCTCCCCAGCTCATAGGTACCGGCATGGTCATAATACCACGAGTACCAAGACTGGAAAGCGGTTTAGCTACTCCTTTGAAATTGATATACGCTCCTGGTCTAATTTTATTCTGCGTTAAAAATGTTCCTCCAGCCATTTGCTTTCCTCCTTCTTTTTATTGATTAATGATATCAAGCGTTTCCATAGATGGAACTGCCGCTTCAACCATCTCAACCATCTTCATCTTGACTACATAAGTCACAAATACTTGCAATACATCATCTACTATCTTGAAACTCATCTGACTCCCCCTGATTGGTTTCATATCTTCTATCGGTTCTCCCTCGTTATCATAGCGTCCCAAGAAGATTGGGACCTCAATCTGGGTGAGATACTTAAGAAGTTTATTGCCAATGTCTGCGAGCGTCTGATAGCGTTTCAAATCATTATCCTCTGGATGATATCGAACATTCATTTGATAAACTCTCTCGTAGTTATTTCTCATCAACTTTTCCTGCTCTACATCCATCTGCCAAATGAAAAAACTTGGTTTGTCCATCCCCTGCACCATCTGCTCTTTATAGATAGTTGGGTAAATGGTAATTGGGGGTTCGCCTGATGTGACAGCAAAACTGCTTTTGATTTTTAACGATATTGCACTTTTAATGCTTTCGCCCATTATTTCTCCTACCATCAGGCTACCCCCAATCCTTTAATAAATTCTTTGAATGCCCGGTCATACCTCATAGGCAATTCCCGCTCTATCTTGTTAATTGAAATCCTTGCCATGTGATATCCCGGAACCCATCTCTCAGTCAGCATCATTCCTTTATCGTGACCCTTGATATATTTGAATTTCTTCTTTCCTACCCATTCGCCTGGTAACCATCTCTTATGCTGCATATGACCATCTTCGACAAAACTGGCGTAAATGACTGGATTGAAGATTACTACATATAAGGAATCACCTTTTCTAAATACTTGACTTAGCTCCCACCTCTCTCTCAAGTTTCCAGTGTCTACTGGGGTCAGTGACTTTGCTTGAGCTAACGCCCTTAGTCCCATCTCAGTTAGAAAGTTTCTAATAAATACCTCATGCTGCTTTTGTAAAGATTTTAATCCATCAAGTAACTTTTCAAACTCTCTTGAGTCAAATCCCATTAAGCATCACCTACCTCTATGATTTCCACCTCTTTATGCGTCACATAGATGAATGGTAGATTTGCTATCCCCTCATAACTCATCATTGTATTTCCGGACTCATCAAGTCTATTGACCACCAATCTATCTCCTTTTTGGATATCGACTGCCGGTCCGCAAAACACTTTGAGCTGTAAGTTAATCGGGTTTGAGTCTTCCAGGTCGCTCTCTGGGTAATCTCTTGATTCAAAACTCAAACGGCATTTGACTGCTGAATACAGAGGCTCTTCTGGCATCTCTATACCTTTGGTACCATCTGCATTTGTCACACTCTTGTGACGGTAGATACTCATCGTATCGGTATAGGTAGATGCAATTATTGAGCTAAAGCCCGCTATCTTCATCTACCACACCATCCTTCTGAATTTATTCAACTGTGATTGATAATTCATTACAATCTGGTCAAGGTTTGGTCTGTGACTATTTAGCACTTTTGCTCTTGAGCTGCTACCACCACCAAGTTGGATTTGGGTATCTCCTACTTTTAATGATGATACATCAGCCGCATCTGCTGCCACTTCGCCACCACTATTATTTGACTCATAATTGTATTTGATTAAATCTACCGCCATATTAGCCCAAGTATAATTTAGTGCTTTCGGTACCTCATCAATGCTACAATAGTTCTTGATTACTTGCTCAACCTCGCCAACTGCTAATGCTTTTTCCAGCTCAGTAATGGTAGCATCTGTAATCTTTAGATTTACGATTTCTAATACTGTCATTACCTCGCCTCCTTTAATTATTGAGCCTTAGCTTCAGCGATTGCTTCGATGAGCTTTTTTACTCCCCAATTACTTTTGTATTCAATACCGAGTTCATCGGCCTCATCTCTCAATAGGTCCAATTCAGATTTCTCTGGTTCTATCTCGATCTTTGGTTTTACCTCGATCTTTGGTTCCTCTTTTACCCATCCGCCTGCTTTCTTTAGGTCAGCAACATCTGAGTCACTGACCTCGAAAACAGTGTTAGGAGGATAAATTGAACCTTGATATTTTACGGTTTTACCAAATGATATCTTAGCCATTATTACCCCTCGTTTCTAAATTAAACCGCTTTGATTACGTAAACGTCATCCATTCTCTCAAATGACGGCAATACAATCTCGGAAACCACAGTCTGAACATTGACTGGATGAGGCTCTTTAATTGTCGTAATCGCAACGCCGGTATTTACTATGGACACAGATGCATTTGCAGTTCCACTCATAAGGTCAAATTCCTCAGGAGTTGTACCGTACCAAGTATTACCAAGAGCGTAAGCAGGAAGCAATGTAGCGTAACCATCTGGGAAATATTTCTGGTCTACCCCTTGCTCATCCTTAAACATCTTATCGTAAAGTGTGATGGTCAATCCGGTCTCATTCTCAATGAACTGCTTTGCGGTATTTCTTGTAACTATCATTGAAGTAGCTCCAAGAGGATTCATTGCTTTAGCAATCGACTCAGATGCAATCATACCCTTAAAAGTTGTGGTATTCATCAATACCTCTACGGGTCTGACGCCTTTAGTCTCTGCCATCTTCTCTACTGCATCAAGCAAATCATTGATTGGGTCTGATGTAGCAGCATTTGCAAGAGTCCACTTAGCCGTAGTCAATAGTTCAACATTGTTATTGGTCGCCCATTCTCCGTCAGCATCATAATCATAGTTGTAAGCAATGTCTCGACCATTTTCAGCAGTTGCTGTAATACCAATCTTACCACCGTAAAGAAGAGACATTCTCATTCTCTCGGCCTGTACCATTGCTCCATCAACCAGATTAGTAACATCATCAAAGATTCTCATAATTGTAGGTTGAGCAAATTGCTCTCCCTTAGCAAGTAGAGTCTCAATATCCTGGCGGTCCTTCTCACCGATTCTCATTGCTTCTCTAAAGAAAGGCATCTCAGTGCTGAGTTCCTTAACACCAATACGGTCTCTCAAAGGAGCCTTAGTATCAAATGCCGCAGGTTGTAATGCTACTGGCAAGTTATTTCTACCTTTAATCCATCCAAGGGTTAATCCAGTTTGTTTAGCAACTGGAAAGTATTTTGTACCAATCATCGGATCCTTCATATTTGCGTTTACATCTGTCCAATAGGATGCAATCGCTTTACTATCGAAAATATCATAAATTGATTTCATATTGTCTTTCCTCCCATCTCTCTAATATTATTAAGCCGCTGCCACTATTGCGATTGTAACTGCCGCTGCCAAAGTTTTACCGGTGCTAATAATTTCAGCATCTGGTAGTACGGTTACGCTTCCCGCCTTTGCTGCTGCCGTTTGGTCAAGAGTAAATGTTACCGTCTGACCATCTGCGGCAACCTCAATCTTGGTTACCTCTACCTCAGTGGTATCTTCACCTGTAATTGTCCAATTAGTAAGGGTCTCAGCCCCATCTCTAAATGTAGCATTAGCAAGCTTGAATACAACCGGGTCAGGGTCTGCAGTTGCTCCTACAGTGATAGCCGCTTTTGTGCCGGTAAGGGTCAATCCAATGCTAATCAATGGATTAAATGTGATTTGCTTCAGCGCGCTGATTGCATTTGCTGAAGGAACTGCAGGAAGGGCTGCTGTCTTGATGAAACCATGAATAACTACTGCCATCATAGCATCCCCATCAGTCACATCATAATCATTGAGTACAACACCGATTGCGGTTGAATTATTTGCAGGATAGATTGTACCTGCCTTTACTACATATCTTCCATCAACCAAAGTCGCAAGTCCTGGTGTATTAGCATCTGCTTTTGCATGCTTGAAACCAAGTGCTACGTAATGGTCTTGAATTGCCAGAATCTGTTTAGCTGGCGCTCCATATTCAATTTCTTTCATTTTCATAGCCATAATATGTCTTCCTCCTTTTAATTAGTTCCGGATTCTCCGGTAGGTTTTACGCCCATCATACCAAGTTTAATTTGTGCCAAGCTCTTTCCATAAGATACCGAAGGGTCTCCGCCTTTACCGCCTTTGTCACCATCTGCCGGAGGGTCTCCTGCCGGTTTCCAACCCGGTTTCTTATCGGTACCTGGTTCCTCTTTAGTCTCAAATAGAAATGCTTTTTCTTTACGGATATTCTCATGCTGCTCTTTGAAACCACCAGTGATTTTACCGGTTGTCTCATCTATGATTACCTGCTCTAAATTGAATAAGCTCATAACCATATCAGCATCGTGAGGTTTTCCGCTTTCGTCTTCGAGCAGTGCTAATTTAACGGCATTCATCTTTCTTTCCTGATTGAGTTTAGATTGATACTCTTTATCCTTGGCAGCATTGTCAGTTTCAAGAGCTGTAATCTTTTCCTGTAATGCTTTGGTATCCCCCTCAAACTTCTTCAAGTCAGTAATTTGAGCGTCTCTTTCCGCTACCTGCTCTTTAGCTGTCTTGAGTTCTCCATTGACCTCATCGAAACGATGTTTTGCTACGTATTGTCCATCGATCGCCTCCTTGTGAAGCTTTAGGATATTTGTTGCTTGCTCCTCAGTAAATCCCGCTGCCAGCAATTGTTCCTTTGTCATTGATATTCTCCTTTCGATACTACGCTTTTTTCCGTGGTTTCGTCCACGATATATCGTCTAATCATATTATATAATATTATTGGACAAAGTTCAACCATTTTTTGACAAAAAAAAATAACCCCGAAGGGTTATAATTAGAATATATTTTATTTCTCATGCTTCAACGGATTCTAATCTGCGTAACTCCGACCTCATATATTCGATTTCTGCTCTAACCTCTTTACGCGCAGCGCCTTTTAATTGTTTAAGTTCTGCCTCTGCGACTGCTATGCTTTTTTTTGTGTTTTCAATTAATGTTTGTTTTCTCATTTTATTTCCTCCTTATAATTGAATTACTTGATTTTATAGGTTATTTACAAATTCTTTTGCTAATCTTTCCACCATTCCCTCAGTCGCCCCATTTATACCCTTTCTTTTTATTATCTTGCCGCTCTCATCATAAACTTTTAATATCCCGGTGAATCCATTATCTGCTAAATTATCAATCGCTTTTATTTCTATTTCGTACTTTCTCATCTTCTTTTCCTCCTTGAGTTTTGGGAAATGGGTGAAATCCCTATCTCTTAATAATATTATATAACATATTGATTGATAAGTCAAGACCAATGTTACAAAAAGGTAAAAAAAGAAGTAATCTTTCGATTACCTCTCTTCATATCTTGCTACAAATAATGGACACTCAACCTGGTTCTCGGCATAATCTTTTGGTTTTGACTTAAACTCCTCGCAACTATCTTTATTGATATTCTTCCTACAATCAATACATTGAGGTCTAAATATCACCTTGAGTTCCTCTGGTTTCGCTTTGAATCTCTCTTGACTCATTTCTTTTTTGTTCATTATCATCACCTCTTATCTATTATATAGAAGAATAGATTAATCTGTAAACTTCTTATCCATGGAATGTGCTCTCATCTTTACTACTACGTAATCTTCTATGATTTCTATATCCAGAAACTCAAGTCGACTACCTACATTTAGGACCGCCTCTGTCTCCTCATGGTTATATGTCATAAGAGCATTGGCTCCTTTGTCAGCATAGATTTCGAGTTGATACTGCCTGTGTTTGAAGTAGTTGTCTTCAATATCGTAACTCGTAGATATAAAACTATTTGCCTCAAACATTGCGCCTGCCACGTGAGATGTAAATTCCTTTTTAGCAACCGCTTTATCCTCTTGACCACTCAACGCCCCGGTTATTTTATTGGCAACCTCTGGATTTCCGACCGCTAACTCAATCATTCCTTCAATAGCATGCTCACCAACCAATCTCACGAGTTTGGTGTTCTTATGGAGATTTGGAGCCTTATCAATATAATCCTTAAATGCGTCAATCTGATTTATTAGAATTTCATCAAATCTACTAGGAGATACCTTACCAGATTTGATATCAGTATACCTACCACTATATAAGAGTCTATTCATGTGAAAACTATTAACATTCCCCACATAATCTGTATACACCCCCGGTAAAAGATACCATTTAACATCCTCACCACCGTAAAACGCTTTCATAACTTCGATGATTTCCTCTTTAGTCAAGAGTTCATACTCATCAGGGTCAAATGCTTTTAGTATCTCATCTGCCACTAATGCCTCGGTGATGGAAGATGCCATATCCATTCCCTTAAACTTTGCCCTCTGAGCGGTTACCTTTTTCTTAAATGATTCAGAACCGTATTTATCTACCCAATCGAAGAACTTGAGATTTTCGCCAAGTCTGACGCTTCTCCCTTTTCCATCATCGTCTCTTGCTATCCTATCCTCAATCAACTCTCCTATATCATCATCATCGAAATGAGGGACTGTGGTTGACCTGCAATATGGATGTAACGGAGGTAGATTGACTCCTACCTTTGCTTCTTTAATCTCGAAGACCTCTCCATCAAGCTCTCTGCAGATATCGGAAGTCCTGCTATCAAGAGTAGCAAGATATCTGTATTTCTTAACTATCCCGGTATCCTTATACGCCTGTAGACTCCCTTTATTGCTGATGTAATTGATTTCGGTACGTATTAGTCTTTGAGCATTTGAATAACTTACATTGAGTCGGTCTGCAAAGTCTCTTGCTATATCATTAGGACTTCTACCTCTAACAAACCCCTGAGATAACATCTGTTCGATATTATCGGTTAGCTTTTTCTTGTCTGCCCATATTCTATCACTATAATTCTGACCCAACCATTTTTCTCTGATTGCAGTTTCTAATTGCTTACCGCCTGGCGTTGTAAATGATACTCCAACCCCTGCTCTCTTTTGAGCATCAAACATCGTTCTAAAATATCCATCTTCATAAGCATCCTTGAGGGTATTACCAAGACCTTCATTATATCCGGTAGATAGGGTCTCAATATTATGTCTGATATTAGTCACAAGTTCATCCATTTGTGAGATATATGCTCTACCCGATAACTTCTTGAGATAACCACGATATTCCGCTGTAAACGCCTTATCTCCGAGTCTTTCTACCTCATCAAGGTATTTTCTCGCCTGCTTTTGGAAATCCAGCAGCTCATCTGGTTTGAGTCGTCTACGTGCTGATGCGAGGGTAACTCCGGTCTCATCTGAGTGCCTTTGATAAAATGCCTGGACCTCTTTTCTGATTGACCGGATGGTTTCTTCATATGCTTTCTTTAATTGTCTTTCATATTGAGCCGCGGATTTCTCATTCTGTATCAGATTGAGTTCAGACCTCTTCTCCCAATACTCTTTTGATGATATTGCAGGCATTATTCCTCACCGCCTTCTTCTGAAGCCTCCTCACCAAATCCTGGGACTACTCCTTCCCCCATGACCTCTTGCATCTGTTTCATCTTTTCTTCACTCTCTCTGCTCATCCTATCGCCTTCTTCTCGAGCATCTGTAACCCAAGGATGATTTGCTCTGATAGTCTCATCGCTAATAATACCAACGCTGTTCTTGGCATCCAGGATAACCTCTGACTCATTTACAATTCCGTCAGTATTGAAGATGATATCAAATTTAGTTTCGAGGAAATCACCAAATCCCTTATTTAGTAAATCAACCTTGATAAACCAAATCAATTCTTCCAAGGATGCGGCAAATTCACTGGCCATATCATCTGTGTCACTATCAAGGTCTGCGTATCTAAATTTAAGTGCTACTCCTGAGGCGTTACCAAGACTGACCTCTTGAGTATCTACCCCACTACCTGCCTCGTAAATATCTTTCCTCAATCTATTAAGATGGCTATCGAGAGCGGCAACATCAAGTGGGGTAGTCAATGCTTTTACATCGCCATCGCCGGACACAAAAGCAGTTCTAAATATATTCAGATTCTGCGTAAACTCGGTCTTATCGGTACCATCATAATTCTTGACCACTTTGATTGAGTCTGGAATATCTTGTAGATTGTTTGATGTGTCTGATGTATTGAGGTCGTAGTCATCAATAAGTGATTTGATTAATTTGAGTAGGCTCATTTCATCGGCATTATACTTAAATGCTATAAATGGTACCTTATCCCAAGTCATTTGAACATTGGTCATAATAGGATTGTTATCTTCATCGACCATTACATTACCATCTTCATCTACCATCTCCTGAGGGATGGTAAAATGACCTTTAACTCCTTCTCCTTTGTCTGGGTCTGGTTTTAATCCTCGGTCAGTCTTTTCATAATACCATACGCCCTCAGTAGTATGATACTCCACCTTGATGAGTTCCTTCTTGACGCCATCTGGTAGATACTGTATAATAGTATAGACTCTCAATACTGCATCAAGGATTGTATGGTCTGCGTCTGCCCAAAATGGAATAATCTCCTCGGTTGGGATTCTCTTGAACTTTAAGTTACCAAGTCGGTCGTAGTAAACCTGTACCCATGCTAAACCATTGACCACTGCATCTCGGCCAATATTCTTAATCATCTTTAAGAATTTCTTATCAAGATACTCACCAAGCAATTCACTAAATTTATCATCATCACATTGAATACTGAACTCTTTACTCAATAAATAATTAACCTTTTGGTTAGTCAATTTTCTCATAAAGGGATGCTTCAGCTTACTATTGGCGAGATTGGTCGCCTCCTGTTTGACCCCTTTTCTATCAATGTAATATCTTTTACGGTCTTTGATATCATTATCATTTCCGTAATAGTTTTGAGCGGTCAGCATGAACTTTCTGGTATCGCTTTCCTGCCACTCATTCAGATTGCTAAATAAGAAATCCTCTTGTGGTTTCCCACTGTTTGCTAATCTGCTTATCTTACTTTTGAGACCAAGCATCGCGTTTGTTTGGAAATCTGGAAAAATCATTATATTACCTCCTTTTAGTTATAACTTATTATATCTCATTGCTTTTGAGATATCTATCAGAAAAACGCCCTCGTAGACTCGCGTCTACCCCACTTTATTTTCCTTCTGGGGTTATATGCCAGGGTGTTTTTCCACCTACCAACTGAAATTACTTCTTCCTAGTTCAAATGTAGCATATCTCAAAGCATCCATTAAATGGTTATACTCATCCATCGGCTCATTGCTCGGTTTACCGGTATCTCTATCTGATCGCCATACATAGTTACTCAATTCTACAATTGTATTAGTGCATCTAGGATGAACATATATTTTATAATCCTGTAACTTTTGGATACCTGAGTTAACTGATCCTTTTGGTTTCTTTGCTCCATAGATACGATGTAATCCCATATCTTTTAGGGTATCAATATCTTTCGGGGCTGATGAGTCTGCCGCTATCCTCTGGTTATCATATCCTTTATACTTTATAGCATCCCTGATATTCTCATTCTTCATATAGGTCTTGTATATCTCATCAAAGATGAATAATTCCTTATTCTTTTCATCCGCCATGACTGCTATAAATGCAGTAGGGTCATTGGTATAACCAAAGTCCATTCCAAATAACTGTTTATACTTTGGTCGGTCATAAGTATCAAGTGCCCTCTTCATTGCCTCAATATCAAATTCAAGTTCCTGCCAATTCTCAAATATCAGACCTTCTGCAATACCCCAATTACCTTCACCCTCTATACTATATCGTCTGGGATTATTCTTTTTCATCTGCTCAAATATCTTTAAGTCATCCTCACCTAGAAACTCGTTACAATCGAAATTCCTGGTTATTGCTAATATATCTTCTTCCTCATTAGTTCCGTCAGAACCTACCTTATCAAAGAATCGTCTCTTCAACCATATCTTATCTGACCAAGGGTTAAAGGTTAAGGTATGCTGTTTGAATAATGGTTTTGGCATCTCTCCCCTAATGGATAAATCTACTTTGTTAAAATCATCTTCATTTGTACATTGAAACGCCTCCTCCCACCATGTCCAGCATAGATAACCATCCTCTACCGTGATTGATGTGATTGATTGGGGGTCGTCAAGACCTCTGAACATTATCTTTTGACCTGATGGAATATAAATCAATTCTAGTGGTGATTTAGTTGCTTTCCATAGAT